CCGCCGGCAATACGCTAACCGGGCGCTGGTCGATAATAGCGCCGGTATCGATGCGGGCGAATTTATCCGGGTCATGTGCCACGCCGGTGATCGTGAGGGTGGCATCGCTGTTCTCTTTTACCCCTGTAACCCGGTACTGCTGCAGGAAGAGGTCATCGGATTCAACGGCCCAGACGCATTCCCGTTCTGGTGTCTCACTGTACGCCGTTGTGACCGTAATCTGCCGGCGTCCGTTAACAGCCTGAATGGTCCGGCTCTGTGAGATACCGGATGGCAGGTTTAGCTGGAGACGGTCGCCAGGTTTGGCATCCACATCACGATCCAGAGTAATCACCCGGCCATTCACCGCCCGCCGTTGACCCGTCCGGCCAGCAACTCATCCGCCAGGGCAATGATATAACCGGGTTGAGGAATGCGACCGTCCAGCCCCACATCAAACTCAACGACCCGGTCTTTGTTGTTGGTCAGTATGCCCCACAACCCCTTACGGTGGGCTTCGCTCTGGCGCGTACAGCCAATCGCGGTCAATTCGAGCTGGTTAAAACTGTAGCGGGAAACCAGTTCCGGGATAAACGCCGGCTCCATCGCATCAGCATAAGCATTATCCGGATCAGACCAGGAAACCAGGGCGTTGGTGTACCGAACCTGGCTGCTGCTGCTCGAATAACGGGGTTTGCCGATAATATTGGCGCGCGTATAGGTAAAATCGACATCACGCGGCATATCAGCCTGCACAACAATCTGCTCACCGTTCCAGCAGGTCATGCCCCGGAAAATGGCGGCAAAGTCTCGCAGCACGGTGTAAGCATCGTTGCGTTCCTGAACATAGACGTTACAGGTATAGCGCGGCTCCATGCCGTCACCACCACGCCCGTCAGGAACCAGCTGATCGCAGTACTGTGCAATCTGGTACAGCGTCCATTTCGAAATATTGGCGCTGCTCAGACGATTACCGAGACCAAAACGGTCAGCTATGACAATGTCGTAATAGATCCAGGCCGGGTTATCCGTCCAGGCCCATTTAAACCCGCCGGTCCAAACGCCGGTATATTCGCGGGTTTCCGGATTGTAGTTATCCGGCACACGAATCACGCGCCCACGCGGCTCACAGGAAATTTGCGGAATGGAGCCATTAAACTGGCTGGAGTCGAACTCGATATAAAGCAGCGCGGTGTTGGGATAACGCAGCTTCGCGTCAATCACTTCGGTATAGCTCTGCAGCGTCATCACGTCGCCAACTTTGACACTGTTTGCATCCGGAGAGATTTTACGCAGGCGTAGCGTCCAGGTACTGCCGGCATGGGGCAGATCAATACGATGGCTCCGCTCATAACCGGAGGTTGTTTTACCCGTGACAGCGGTTTCCAGCACCGTCTGCCAGGCGCCGCCGTCGGTCTGCAGGTCAATCGCATACTTGACGGTATTGCCCACCACGTCGCCGTCATCTTCCTGTTTCATCAGGGACGGCCATTTCAGGCGGACACGAACGGCAGAAAGCTGGGTATTAGTAAAGGTATGGGTCCAGGCTGTCTTGCTGGAAACTTCCGTTCCTACACTGATTTCATTTTCAGTACCGGGAATACCCTGAATATAAGTCTGAGCCTGCGTGCCGGGGCGAAATTCCCAGGACACGCCACTGAAGTTTTGCGAACCATCAGCATTTTCAAGCGGGGTGCCATCAAGATAAATATCTTTCCCGGTTAAACCACCTGTAAATTCACCCTCACCTAATGCGAGCAGAATTTTGGCTTTCGCAACGGACTGTAAATCATCCGGCTGTTCCGTCGGTGTACGCTGCTTTGAGCCGCCACCCTTGCGCCCTTTAATTATGTTATTTGCCATATTACGCCCATAAAAAAAGCCACCGCAAGGTGGCCTGAATTGGATGGTTTACTGAATAAAACTTATTGCTGGTCTTCTACGTAAATACCGGCAGATATAATGGCTCCGCCAATTCGGCGTTTGCCATAAAGCAAAGGGACCGGGTATCCCTGAGAGGCAGTATTCGTCACGCCCCCAAAGGCGTAGGACGCTTTATTGTCAGCGGATTCTTTTCGGGCCAGGCCTGCTGGCTGTGGGGAGAGCATCTGAACAACGCCGCCGAGCATCATAGCAGCCCCCATTTTATAACCAAATGCTGACACGGGGTTGCCAGGAACAAAGTAAGAGCCGACAGCAGAGGCAACAATAATAACTGCTCCAAGAATTGTTTGAAGCAGCCCCGCCTTTTTACTACCAATTAAAACAGGAACAATTCTGATAACTTCACCACCAACGGGGAATCCTAAATCATCCTTACCGATATTTTTCTTTCCTTTGAAAACAGCAAAGGTCAACCCTTTTTCTTTGCTGTTATTCATGAAATTTTCAAATCCAGGGATGGTTGCAGCCAGCGCTATGCCTGCTTCTTGGACTGTTGAAATCAACCGATGATGAACCTTCCCGAAAGTTTTGCCAAGAATTCCAGAAAGCTCAATTCTTGTCATTATTTCCTGCATAATAGCTCCAGCTGGTGGGAAACGAGTTAATTAATAGTGGTTGGCCTTATATCCAAATCGCCATTAGCATCCGTAAAAACTCTTGCTGCTTTTTTCTCTCCAGCTTTAATATTGAAAAATCGTTCTTGTCTCTCTCGGTTTAAACTGCAAAGTCCTTTACCTTCAAGATTAGCACCGACAGCCCACTCTCCTTCTGATAAATAAAATGTCGCTTTTTCTTTCGGATCCAGTTTCGCTACTCGTTCACCATTCAAATAAACTGTTGCATAGCATCCTGCTCCCACGAATCCTGAATCACGAACGATTGTCAGGCTACCGTTATTACCTTCGTTTTCTTGATATTTAAAAACATGCTCTTTTGAGGCGGAAATAGCTTGACTGGGAGGTACAACTGTTGTCGAACAGCCTGTTACTGTGACAATTGCCAATGCTAGAGCTATTTTTTTCATTTCAGTATCCCTTGGATTTATAGTTAAAATTCCACAAGAGATTAACACAGAGAATGGTATCGGACGATTTTCATCGTCCTGTCTAACCAGTATCCACCATACGGCACGCGCTTGCTGAGATGGCCATACAGGTGATGCAGCAGCATATTCCCTTCCAGCAGAATCCCGGCGTGGTTCCACTTATCCGCCTGCACCTGCATGATCACCATATCACCCGGTTGCGGTGGACCATCAAACTCACGGAACCCGCATTCATACCAGCAGTCCTGATAAAAATTGTCCGGATACTCCTTTTCCCACCACGGATAATCGACGCGGTAATCGTGCAGCTCGATGCCGTGGGTTTGCCGAAAATAGCTCATCACCAGGCCCCAGCAATCGTAGTGGCCCAGCACGAATGGTCGCTCGAGGAGCGGCAACTCACCACGCGGATGGATGGTACGGAGATCGCCTTCTGGCCAGCTGATAATATGCCAGGGGAGAAAGGTCGCGTCGCATTGCGCTTTATCCAGTTCGCTCGGCTGGGTGGTGGCATCAGGATGGCTGTGAACAATACCGGTGATCGTTCCCCATTCCTCAACCTCCGCATAATCCTCCGGCGCCAGCACAAAATTATCTTTCGACTCTGTGGCCAGGTTCCGGCAGGGGAAATAACGCTCCGCTCGGCCCCTCTGGGAGACGAGGCCGCAGGCCTCGCGCGGATATTCTGCGGCCGCATGTTCCTGGATGGCCTTAATCGTTTTCTGACGCATATCAGCTCCTGATTAATGAGGTGCCGGGGAACCCGCCAAACGGCAGTTCACTATTCTCACCATGACGTAATTTACAGGCCGTGAGCGTTCCGTTGCAGACATCCTGCGACGGGTCATCAACTGGCTGATTGTTCCTGTCAAAATACCGGGTGCCGGCATAGTCGCACCCGTTACCACTGCGGTACTGATTGCGGATACACCAGGTGCAAATCGCATGCAGCTGGCGAGTGGGGATCATCATCCCCTGCAGGGCAAACGGGCTGGAGAGAGTAAATTCCACCTTCTCATCGTCTTCATAATGCTTTACGTCAATGAAGAAAAGGCGCCGTTTCTCCTGAGTCGGATCAGCTGAGGCATTCCCGTCCGGAAAGTTCTTCGCATCGAGATACTGTTTTTGCGTGTCGTGGATGACAACCCGCGCCAGAGCCAGATCGTCGTAATGAAGACAGAGCGCGGATATCTTCCCGTCGATGTTCCCTACCCGCAGCGTTGGCTGCGCGTCACTGCCCGTGGTGGAGGACTCGATCCCTTCGATTTCACATGGCCAGGCTTTATACTCCCGCCCCTGCCACCAGATGCTTTTCGCCGGCAGCTTATGCAGGTCGCCGCCAGCGGCGAGGATTTCGGCTGCAGTATGGGGAACGTTATAGCCGTGGAAATACAAAACCTCATCCAGGCCAAACGCCTGTCCATCGATCTCCAGGAGACGAACCTCATCGCCTGGCTCTAACTTCTGATAATTCGCGTTAAGGCTCATGGTTTAAATGCCTGAATAAAAGTGGCAGAAAGTGAGTAATTTCCGCCGCCCAGCGGCACCGGTTTGTATTGTTCGCAGCGGTAAAGCCCCACCTCTTCCAGAGGCGGGGTCCACTGAAACGCGCGGGTGCCGGCATGACGGTCGAAGAACTGCTTAATCGGACGGATATAGTCCTCCGTACCGACAAAACTCAGCTCCCAGTCCTGTGATCGGGTGTTAATACCATCGCCGGATACCTGCGCATACCCGTCACCGAACTGCGCCTTCCGGACACGAAAGTTAACGGTCTGCTGGGGATTAACCCGCGGACTCCAGGTGAATATCTCAATAGCCATCAACGTTGCCCTTTAACTGCATTCCAGACCATCCCGCCAGGGCGCATATCCTGCGCCATCAGCTCCCTGTATTTTTTCTCCACAAACGAGCCGATCTGCTGGCCAAACTGCTCAAAACCAGACGGCGCCTGCGTTGAGGTGTTTCCGCCTTCAATCGTGATATAGACTTTTGGCCCTTCCGACGCGCCGGCGTTCTGAACACCACCGACAGCGCGTACACCCAGCGAACCATCGCCGGCACGCGTCAGCGGCATGATGGCCTCCGGCCCGGCCTCGCCAAATACGCCGGCCCCTTTTGCGAAAGCGAAGAACTGCGGAGAGTCGTAGACCTGGTTGCTGTAGGCACTTAATGAAGGAGAATCGAAGACACCGCCTTTGGCATAACCCGGTATTTGAAAGTTAAAGTTATTACCCGCATTCTGAATCGCAGTTCCTGCGCCGACATCAGCCGCTCCAGAAACACCACCTGCAATACTCACTCCAGCTCCCACCACACCCATGATGGTTTGCATGACAGAACTGGTGACCAGCGCCTGTGCGGCCATATCAACGAGGTTTTTTATGATTGACTGTGTGAGCGAGGAAAACAGGTCAGCCATGTTCTCCTTAAAGCTTCTCGTCCGCGTCAGCATGCTCGTCAGGAAGTTGCTTGAGCGCTCATGGGCCGTTTCAAATAACCCGACGGCCAGGCTCTGGAATTCTCCCTGTGATCGGTATAACTCCAGTGACGTCTGATACTGCGCATCGGCGGATTCTTTCGTCGCCTTCTGCATAAGCATTTCGTACTGTTCTTTGCTGATCGCGCTGCCCTGGTAGTACGCCTGCAGCAATGCCTGCCGCTGCGCAAGCTGATTGCGCAGCGAGACCAGTGGATCAACTTCGCCGGCGATATCCAGTGCCGGCGCAGCGATTTCATCGGCATGCGCCTGCAGCAGCTCTTTCGCAGTATCTCTGGCCAGCGTTATTCGTGCGGCCTGGTACTCTTTTTCATCAAGAAGGCGGGCTTTGAAAAGCTCAGCCAGGTCCCGGCTGGCTTCCTGCTCTTTTCGCAGGGTTTCCTGGGCGGGGGAATACTGCGCGGCCAGATCCAGTCGCTGTTTCTGGTAGTTCTCTGCATTCATTAACAGCGCGCGCTGCAGGTCAGCATCACTGGCGCCATTTTTCTTCGCCGCTTCCTGCAGCTCCCTGTTGCTGTCCTTTTCCTGCAGGTTAATTCTGGCCAGGCTGGATGCATGGGCTTCTTCAATTTGCTGCCGCTGCGTTTTGAACTGGTCGACCTGGGACTTACTGCCTTTCCCCGTGCCGGTACCGCCATCGCCGCCCCAGGGATTTCCATCTCCGGTCTCTTTGGGGGGCGTGCTTAACGCTCCTTTCAGATCGTCCGTAAGGGAGGTTATTTTTCCCGATAAACCCAGCTGAGCCAGTGTTTTTGCATCACTGACACGCTTAATGTTTTCCTCGGTTTTGCGGAGTCCCTCGTTAACGCTATCGAGATCCGCCCGCGCCCGCGTCTGGTCTTTTGTCACCCCTTCCAGCTGGCCGAAGGGGTCAAACCCTTTCAGGCTGTCGATACGACTGTCGGCATCCTGAATCTCTTTTATCAGCTGGTTACGCTGCACGACCTGGTTTTCGTACTTATCCTCCAGGTCGAACTGCTTCACATTTAACTGGTTAAGCGAGAGGCGCATCAGCGCTTCACTGGTTTCCACTACGGCATCTTTTAAATCAATGGCCGATTGCCGGGCTTCTTTTGCTTGTTGATGGAAATACAGTAATGCAGAGCCAGCCAGCGTCGCCGCGCCAACCGGACCACCAACAAAAGCCAGGGCGCCTCTTGCCAGGCCCACCGCAACGGAGGCCGCACGGGCTGATATCGACAATTGCCGGTTTGCCGCTGCCAGTTTCAGTTTCGCCTGGCTGGCCAGATTGGTTTGCTCAGTTTCCTGTCGGATGAGGCGGGTAAACTCATCCTGGTAACTGATATTCATCCCGTACTGTTTAGCCGTCCGCTCCATCTGCCGGTAGTGGCCAAACTCAGCGTCGTTCTGTTTCAGGATGGCCGCTGTCGAATCCAGCGTTTTGCGGGCAATATCCGCATCAGCCTGCGCCCGCGCTTTTACCGCCGCCTGGCTTTCCCGCCAGGCCGCGATATTCTCCCGCAGCCCTGCAGTCAGTTTCGTGGATAACACGGGGATCAGGCTGTAAAGCGCCACGCTGGAGACGGTGTTGAAATTGTCTGCCAGGCTGTTCAGTGCCTCCGTGGCAACCTGAATCCCGCTGCGGAGTGGCCCGTTACTGCTCTGGCCGATCTTAATGACCATCCCTTCAAACGCACTGCTCAGCCCCAGCAAATCGCCGTTCAGGTTGTTAACCCTGATGGATGCCTGCTCATGCGCCGTTTTGGTACCGGTCAGGGAAGCGGTCAGTTCATCAAGCTTTGAACGGTTCTGGACCAGGATAGACGCCGCATTCAGGTTCTCCACGCCAAACAGTTTTACGGCCTGGGCCGTGGAGAGATTTTTCCCGGAAAGAGTGGTCAGCGCCTGGCTGAGACCAACCACGGACGGCTTGAGGCTCTTGTCCGTGCCCTTTTCCAGATTCAGGATGACGTTACGCAGCGCCGTGCCGGCTTCACCGCCTTTAATTTCACGCTCTGCCAGCACCTGAATCGCGGCATTCAGCTGCTCAAAACCAACGCCGGCCTGTGCGGCTGCGACGCCACCATTTTTAATGGCGGCCGCTGTATCCACAATCTCCGACGACCCGTACTTCGCGCCGGCGGCCAGCACGTTGATATAACGATCCGCCTCCTGCGCGCTCGCCCCGTACTGGTTTAAGGAGAGCGCCAGCGTTCTGGTCGCATCGGGCAGCGTTGTGCCGGCGGCCTGCGCCAGGATAAGCGCGCTCTTCGTAGCCTTCTGCAGTCCATCGGACGTTTTTAAAAGCTCCGGTTTAGCCGACGCCATCAGCTTTAACGCCTCGGCGGCCTGGCTGGCGCTGTACTCTGTCGTGCGCCCCATTTCCTGCGCAGCCAGATCCAGCGCTTTCATTTCAGCAGCAGTCGCACCGGTGATGGCCTGCAGGTCTGATAATGCCTGTCCATATTGTCTGGACGTGGTGACGATCGTGCCGATGGAAAGGCCGGCTCCTGCCAGCCCCGTCAGCCGGCTGGCCATCCCGGATATCGACAGACCGACCTTTTTATAGGCGTCCTCCGTCTTTTTCGCGTCCGCCTGGGCATTACGGTTGAACCGTCGTGACTGGTTCTCCGCATCGCCATACGCTCCCAGCAGCTGGGATTTAAAACTGGCTGCGTTCAGGTGCAGCCCGACCGCTAAAGATGCGACGTCTGCCATTACATTAATGCCCTCATGACTGCCGCGCATTCATCATCGACCCGGGATGGCGCAGGTATGGTTTCGGTAGGTGGCGCGTTTTCATCGCCAGGACGGCGGAAAGTGCCTTGTTTCAGGAAGTAGGCTCGCCAGTGGTACAGAGTGTTGGCCGGCAATGCGGCAATTTTGGATGGGTCAGGCTCGCCCCAGCGGTCGGCCAGCCAGAAGATCAGCTCCAGCCAGGGCGAGTCACTCAGTTTTTTTCCGCTTCCTCCAGCTTGCCGATTGCGTGTTGCTTCACTTTTTCCACAGCGGCCAGCAGTTCGGGGTTTTCATGGGCCTTCAGCAGCTCGGCTGCCGTGGGTTTAAATTCATCCGGAATGGCCGTTCCATCCGGCTGAACCAGTGCATCGATGACGATCTGAATGACTTGCTCCGATGCCTCGCGCGCTGCGCCAGCTTTTGCGGTTTCAGCCATTTTCTCTTCGTAGCTGATGAGGTAATCCCCGGTCAGGCGGCGGATGAATACGGTGGCGCCAAATAACTCGGTTTTAATGACGGTTGGCTCCGATTTAAGCAACGCGGATTTCAGCGTGGACAGGTAATCTTTATCTTTCACAGGTAGTCCTTAAAAATAAAAAGCCACCCGAAGGTGGCTGTTTACAGGTTAAGTTAATCAGGCGCCGCCGGAGACAGCGACGGTTCCCCAGGTGATCTTGTTCTGTTTACCCTGAACAGTGATCTGGATGACCTCATTCGCCGGAGCGGCGATTTCATTCATCTGCCACCCGGACAGCGCCAGGAGCATCGTCGCTGTTCGCTTGTTGGGTAATTCGACGTATAACTGGATGGTCTTGCGGGCCTCTGCTGCGTTCAGCAGCGCGGCAAAATCGGTATTGCCCGGATCATCAATGAAGCCCAGCGACTTTTCAGGCCCGTCAGGCAGATCGCTGATGGACTGTTTCTGCTTATCCAGTAACGTGGTGCAGTCGACAAAGCCCCCCGTCTGCCCCATTGCACCCAGCGCTTTACAGTTAATCAGCGGTTTCAGCGCTGACGTGGCAGCGCCAGGCTCCCCGTATTTCACAATGGTGCCCGCCGGCAACATCGCATATTCAGGCGAAGTTTTATCAGCCATGTTTCTCTCTCTTTTTATACGGCAGCGGATGCTACCTGTTTTCAATGCCGTTTCGGATTTCCACGGTTAACACGCGCAAAACGGTCTGGAGGTTGTAATCCAGGGCGGGTCGGATAAAGGGGTCTGCAACCTGTTTAACCGTGCCAAACTCCTGCGCCAGCGCCTTCATATGGTGCTGCTTGCTGGGGCCAACACGGAGCGTTACAACCGCGTTCCCTTTACCCTTGCGGGTGGAAGAGCGGATTTTGATTGAGTCCCGCATGTGCGGCCCGGCAGACGTTTCGTCAAAGCCGGCATGCTGCTTCATATCTTCCTCGACGACCTTTAGCGCTTCGCGCCCGGCATCCCGCAATACCTTCGTCGCCACTTTTTCGCCCAGGGCCATTAACTGCCGCTCCAGCTCATCCAGCCCTTTAACTTCCATTCGGATCACGAGGAGTCCTCCACGTAGTGAATGATGAAATCGCGGGTCAGGCGATACTGAATGCGACGATTCGTCAGCTGGTTTTTATCCTGATGGATACCGCCTCGCTCCACATACTGAACCGGGATACCCTCCAGCTGGCCATGAACGACGGACTTCAGTTCCGTCCAGATTTTTTTATCCAGCTGCAGCAGTGAGGTGTAATCATCGAGACGGTACAGATTCACCTGGATACGGGCAGATACGATCCCCGTTCGCAACATTCCCGAGACCATTTCCGGGTCAGAGATACGCTGAAAGGTCGCACCTTCCTGGACTGTGTCCGGCAGTAAAAGCGGATACGCATTCATGCCGGTGATGCGCTCCAGCGCACCCTTAATCGCCAGCTCTATCATGCCGCCCGTCAGCCTCCCCCGTGATAATGATCCGGTCTGTTTTGCGGTCGATATTCCGGACGGTATAAACCAGATTTTTCGTCGTGATTTTCCAGTCAATATCAACCAGCACACCCGGATAGACCGTGAACAGGCAGGTTTCCACCACCTGCTGCTGATCCAGCGTGCGGACTTTTCGCCCCGATACCAGCTCCCGTTTTGCCCACGCTTTTCCCGATTCAACCTGCTTTTCCGGTAGCGGTTCGCCCAGCGGCCCACGACCGGACTGAACGTAGCTAATTGCAATGCGACAGTTCATATCACCCGGTTTCAGGCTCATAGCGTATGCTCCTGCAGGGGGAAAAGAAGATGCCTCACCGCATCGGTTTCCAGCCACTGTCCGGTATGGCCATTCAGATACGCATCGCTGACCAGAAACTGAATAGCCAGCCGGATATCTTCATCCGCGATGAATCCGCGGACGGTCTCCGGGAGCGCCTGCAGCTCTTCATCACTGGTGACCAGCTTGCAGTAGTAATCACGCTCGATGCTCCGCTGCGCGGCGTTCACCATTTGCGTGAGCATGGCATCATGCTCCGTGAAGTCCAGTTCCAGGCGTAGCTGGGTTTTCACATCATCCAATGTCAGTATCAAAATCGCTGTCTCCCGGCTTCGGTTTCAGCGCACGTTCGGCATCCTCCGGCCATACCGCGATACGCCGCTTAACCAGTTCTTCGGCGCGCGATCCTTCAAAGCACGCGATATCTCCACGGGAATAACGGTGGTGCGGCCCAAGGAACACAACGGATTTACGCTCTGCCTGTGCGACCACGGTCGCATGGTTGTCCTGTGTGCCTGTTTCTTCCGGCTCCACTGCTTTATTTTTCGCAGCCATAACATTCTCCTGAAAGGGAAAAGCCCGCATATGCGGGCCGTATTTACTGAGGGATGGGTTAGAACAGGACGCCGGTACCCAGCACCAGGCCTTCCGGATGACGGAAGCCAATATCATGCTCAGTAACAACGCGGATTAGCGACTGGTTACGGGAAAACGCAGATACCAGGGTGCCATCGGCATCGATGTAAGAGGCTTCCTTCGAGAAGTCGACTTTCATATTGCCGTCTTCAGCGATAACCACATCATTGAAGTCAGCAAAGTAAATCTCAGTCTCCTTACCCCCGGTCCCCAGATTCGCAGGGATCGCGCTGGTACGCTGAACCGGATATCCTTTAAGTAATCCCTGAGCCATTTCCGGATAGACTTTGTTGCCGTTGCCGTCACGCAGCCCAAACAACTTCATATAGGTACGGTTCGACATGCCCCAGCCGCTGCTGATCATATTGCTGTTGCCGTCCATCGCCATCAAAATGATCTTGTCCAGGTACTCGTCAACTGTGTTCAGGTTGATCGCTGCATCAGCTTCCCACGGCAGCAGGCGGTTCCACTGCGTCGCGCGCGCCTTCATACCAATCGGTGTATCGCCGGTACCGTCATCGCGCATAAAGGCTTTATCCTCACGCACTGAGATGGCGGTCAGAATATCCTGCAGGACCAGCTGCTCGACGTTGAATCCGGCGCGGCCAATCAGTGCATTGGAAATAGGCACCATCGCAATCAGAGTTTTCGCCGTAAGTTTTACATCATCAAAGCGTGTTTCTGATGTCTTGGCGTCTTTGTTTTCTCCTGTGTAGCTTGCCGTTGCTCCACCGGCCACGCGTGGTAGCGTCATATTACCGTTAGGCAGCGGAACGGGACGGGCACCCAGCTTGCGGACGATGGTTCGGTCGCTCAGTAGCTCGATCACCTCACTGTGGAGGTTCTGCGGAATAAGCACACCACCGGACGCCGCTACGGTGGAAATGGCCATCGATACGGACTGGTCATTCAGCTCTTCTGAAGCGAATTTTGCCGCGTCCTGCAGATTCCCTGCGCCTGCGGCGACAGACATAACCAGTCGGGTCATGCCAGCACCGGTGTACTGTTTAGGCTCCTGCTTAACAATAATGCCGGGGGCCTGCTGAGTCGCTTTCACGGGTTTTGCGACCAGCGCCGCAGCACGTTCGGCGGCTTCCAGGCGTTCAATTTTGGCGCTGATATCAGTGAACTGCTGCTGCAGGTTCGCAAACTCCGTCAGCTGCTCCGCAGTCAGCGTGCTGCCGCTGGCGTCAATGGTTGCCAGGGCCTGAACCTGTTCGTTGATACCCGCACGCTGACGACGCAATTCTTCAATCTGTGGCATTTGATTTCTCTCTTTTTAGACATAAAAAAAGCAGCCTGCTGGCTGCTTAAGGTGACGCGGTTTGTGTTTGCGCCGGGTTACATTTTGGTTTGCAGGTCCATCGCGGCTGCCTGCATCTGAATGGAGGTTTTTTGACGGGGTTGCTGATACTTTGCCGCGATAGCATTGATCGCCGCGTGGGGGTCAGAGACTTCATCCGCCAGGCCGGCAGACACCGCGCCAGGGCCAAAATACAGCCCCGCCTGCGTATCAATGACGGCCTGCTGCTTCAGGCCGCGATATTCGGCCACCGACCCCGTAAACGTCTCGTACATTTCGTCGATCATGCCCTGGAACATACCCAGCGACTCTTCACTCAGTGGTTCATGTTGGGTGCCGTTATTTTTGTTATCTCCCCGGTAAATGGTGGTGAACGTCAGCCCCATTTTTTCTTCCATCTTCGACGTATCTAGGTGCTCCATGATCACACCAATCGACCCCACGCCACTGGTCTGGCTGACGATGATTTTGCTGCAGGCCGATGCGATGAAATACGCGGCGGAATACGCGCTGTAGTTCACAATCGCCGTGATGGGTTTCGTGTCGCGAGACTGATAAATGTAATCGGCCAGCTCCTTGCACCCCACCGCTGCGCCGCCGCCGGAGTTAATATCCAGAACGATTTCGCTGATTGAGGGGTCGTTTAACGCCGCCTGCAACTGCCCGCGGATCCGCTCGTAGCTGGTCAGCTCGGAGCACATCGCCGTAATCTGCCCCCGGCGTGGAACAAGAATGCCGTGAACGGGGATCACCGCCACCCCGCCGGTGGGCTGGACCTGCTCAGCAGCAGGTGATTTACCCGGATTCAGCGCCATCTGAATGACGGCATCTTCGGTGATCCCCTGAATACGGGGGATGAGCACCGCTTTCACGGAGTCCATTGTTTGCCGCGTCACGTAATGCGGCACACCAAAGACCATATCTGCCAGGTGCGGCAGGTTAATTAATTTCGTTGTCATGTTGTCTTCCAGGTCATCCCGCGCGGCGGGAAATAATCAGGCTCTGGCCAGAAGGGTTTCGATTTCGGCCAGCTGTTTTGCTGTCGGCGACTTATCGCCAGGAAGGATCTGCGCGCTGTCGACCATATTGAGCGGCGTCAGGTATTTGTCCCCGCCGGCAATTGGCGGCAGATTCTCCATACGCCGGATATCGTTAGTGGATAGCCATCCCCACTGGCGGCCCAGCGCATACGATTCATAGCGTGACTTCTGGTCGCCTCGCAGCAGCCCGGAAACGTTGAACTCGATGTACAAATCGCGGCGTTCGCTGGGCAGAAGCAGATCGCGCTGCAATGCACCCTCATGGCGTTTCAGCCAGGCCAGCAGCGTATACATCACGAACTGTAGGCCCTGGTGCTCGATGTTGTTGTTGGTCGCTTTCGCCAGCATCTGCACCATATGTGGCGGGATTTTATAGAGCCGGCAGACCTCTTCCACGCCCCACTGCCGCGACTGTAGCAGCTGCGCCTTTTCGTTATCCTGCGACAGTTGTTTGTAGCTCATGCCCTCCTGCAGCAGTGCCACAGAGAACATATTGTGAATACCGGAATGGCGCTCGGTCCATTTCGCCAGCAGGCGATCAATAGCATCCTGGCTTTTAATGGTCGCAGCCTCTTTCGGTCGCTCTATCACCCCGCTCATCGTTGTCCCGCGCCGAAATGTCGCTGCCGCATGCTCCTCAACGGCCAGATTCAGCCCCAAGACATCGGCGTTCGTCTGAATGGGGGAACTGCCGATATAGCCATCCAGAGAAAAGACCTTCACATGGTGCATCATGCGCATCGGCAAAATTTCACCGACTTCCGGGAGTTCGTAATACGGCATACCGTCCGGCCCTTTCAGCACAATGACCTTTTTCGGGTTAATGGGGATCAGCTCTTTCGGGTAGCCTTTTCCGTCCCGTTCGATGATCGAGTAGCAATTTCCCTCCAGCCCCAGCAACCCCTGCTGCTGCTCGAAATACTCGAATGAGGTGTCTTTTCTGTTGGGCTGGGAATGAATCAGGTCATAAACCGGGTGGTCCGTCGCACGCTGGCGCCCGCCATTTTTATCCCGCCGGTAAAGTTCGCACGGCAGCTGCGCGACGGACTCAGCCAGGAGGGTGACACAGGCCCGGACCGCTGAAAGTCCCAGAGCGGTTTCCGGCGTGATTATGATGCCAGTTTTGCTCTGGCTTGAACGAACCCCGCCCAGCATAGCTTCCCAGAAGCTATTACCCGAGTATTGTCGGCCCCTGAACATCTGGGGTAGGAACATTATTTACCTCCGCCATTGCTGACGCCGGAGGAAAAGGCCCGGGTTGTCATATATGACCAGCCCAGACAAATAATCCCTCCTGTTATCAATCCCACTGATGGAGAAATAAGCCAGGCACCTGCGGATAACAATCCAGCACCAGTGAGGCCGACAATAAAACTCAGAACTGAAATTAGCATGCTATATCTTCCTCATCGTATACGGATGTCATCACTGAACTGTTAAGCATGGCGCGCCCCAGCCCCATCATTAAACCAACCGCACCATCTATCTTATTCTGCCGCCCTTCTTTCCCGGGACGCACAATATCGTCACTTCCGGGAAGGTACTGGCCGACGATATTGGAAATACACCAGTTCATGACGGGGTGTCCGTCATGATGAAATCTCCCCGAGATGAGCGCAGCCTCAATCTCTCTCATAGGATCACTCATGTGGGTAAAATTTTGTCTTATCTCGACAGGCTCAAGCCCCTCTTCCTCAAGCATGTGACGTAATGAAGTCGCGCCATAAGGATCAATGGGGCATTGGGCAATTTTTACGGTATTCCGCAGCTTCAGGATCGTTTCAAATATCAGCCTGTAATCAACTTCACCACCATCGGTCGGGATCAACTTACCCTGCCGGACAAAGGACTGATAACGTTCTGCGGTACTTTTCAGCGCGGTCTCCTGCGAGTAAATGGTTTCTTCGGGTGCCCAGAACAGAGGAGAAACACAGTAAAAATGTGTTATTCCGTCTATTTCACGACGAAAAACTGGAACCACGGCATTGAGGTCAACTTTCGAGGCCAGATCGATACCCAGCCAGCATTCTTCCCCTTCAAAATCTGACAACTTAAGGTTTTTATCGGCTGCATCCATCCATTTTCTCAGGTCGTAATAAGCTGATTTTGCGCTTACCCAGCGATTGAAATGCTTGGTCAGAATCTTGTTTGTCTGCCCGGGCGTCGACATACCCAATAATTGTTTAGCCCGGAGAAAATCTGCTTTTACCGAAATGCCATAGTTGGGGTTTGCCTTGATTAATGCCTCAGGAGTCGTCCAGTCATCATCGTCATCAAGGCCATAAATCAGCCCAAATATGGTTTCATTTTCCTCGCCATTACGGGTTCTCCGCAGGATCTCGACAACCTGAGTACGCTTTTCATAGCAAGGGGATGTAATGTCATAGCCGGCGGTGGTGATGATCAGTGTCATCGGTTGTTCACGAGCCCCCATACCGGTGGTCATGGTAGTGTAAAGCGCATCAGTAGTATGTTCGTGATATTCATCAATGATGGCGCATGATGGCGAATCACCATCCCCCGGGTCACCGATCACAGGCGCAAAAACCGAACCGTCAGGGCGCGTCATTTTTTTTGCCCAGGGTTTTATCGAGAATTTTTGCCGCAATGCCGGCAGCTTTTTCACCATTTGCAGCGCCGGAGAAAATACCTTCCATGCCTGTTTTTCAGTCGTGGCGCCGCAATAGACTTCTGCACCATGCTCGCCATCTGCACAAAACATATAATTTCCTACAGCAGCGGCAATAGCGGATTTCCCGTTCTTCCTGGGCACCTCGATATAGATTTCAGAGAAACGACGCAGGCCTGTCTTCTTGTGTACCCATCCAAACGGTACGCCAAGAGCGAACTTCTGCCAGGCTTCAAATTCAATCCGGAGTTTACGCCGGGCCCATTCCCCTGAGGTATGAGGCATTTTCTGGGCAAAACGAAGAAATCGTTCTGCTTTGTTTTTATCGAAGCGGTAGGGCCAGTGGGGATCCTTTGCTCGTTCGAGGTCGTCCAGATGTCGCTGACAGGCAAGTACCGTTAACTGACACGCCAGAATCTTCCCGCCAACGATATCCCGCGCATACTGGTTCGCTGCATTGACGTTCGGATAGGTTGCCATCAGTCAAACTCATCGAATTCATTCCCGTCATCGTCCGGATCCTTTTGTCCGCTGGTCATGCGAAGACGACTGAGCGGATCTAACCCCAACAGAGAGCCCAGGCGGGCAAGCTGGGAAACCGAGTCATTCCGGACATTAACTGCAGGGTGTTTTTTCAGCCCCCCCATTTCACTTTCTGAGGTCAGTCCGCTGGCCAGCATTTTTTCGGCTTCGAGCATCAGATGAAAAGCATTGCAGTAAGCCAGCAACAAAGGTGCGTCCTCCAACTCAAACACCCCTCGGTCGATGAGTATTTTGCTTTGCGTCTTCCACATTCTTATTGCCGCCTCCCCCATTAACTCAGCGGGAGGCGCAATACGTGTTAATTTGCTTTTTTGCCCGGTGGGTAAAGTGGGTTTTCGGCCACCACCGGACGATCGAATTCCTCCGGCCATAAACGTTCCTTTGATAGATGAAACCTTCCGGAAAAAAGTTTCTTATTTCTGGCGTGTAAAAATAGACTTCAACGGGCAGTCCCGAAGCGCGAAAGGGGTCAGGGATTTGCTCCCCCCTACCCCCTGGCTGCTGCTGTCTCAGTCGAGGTGGAGGTCGTCATTCCGGCTGCGCCGGCAGCGAATATGGTTCGCACTGCGTGGGCCGGCATATATCAGACGTTCAATGAACACCAGTTGTTATACCGGCGGTCAGGATCCTGTCGCTGTAGCAGATCCTCCATCGGCCTGCAGTACGCTTTCTGGAAGCCGTTCATCTAATGGCTGGTTCTCGAAAACCTTCATCCCAAACTGACCAATCCAGGTGCTAACTGAGTTGATGTTCCCTGCGATGAAGTCGGTCACCTCGGCGATCAATCCTTTAACGACGACATCCGTGCTCTGACGCCAGTAATTCTCAATCGCGACCAGCAACGGATCGGAACCATTACTGACAGATTGTTCACCTACGCTATACGTTTTTTTCTTCGCGCTATCGGTTATACATCGCAGCTGGCTGGTCTGGACGGCTCCAACCTCTGCTGCAATTACCTGCATCGTCAACGTAGCCACTTTGTTCCCGTCTGCATCAGCGCTGGATGCATAGAACATGGAGAGCGTCAGATCCGTGCGTTTATACATCATTGCTTACCTCCCCTACGATGGCGGGAACGACGACCGCCGGGAAACGGAGATTGTTGATCCTGTACCAGCTCACCCACTAAAGGTTCCTGGGCCGACTCAGCAGCCGGTGCCGGTGCAATATCATGCGCAATCGTCAGTTTCAGCAGTGGGCGGCCGCCCTGGACATGCTCAAAATGGATGCCATGCACGGCTTCATTCATTCGTGACTGACCATCAGTCTCCAGAACGGTCAAAACGCCATCAACGTATTCAATTTTGAAACTCTTCATCGGGTTCTCTCTGTTGCTGTTTTCTTGCTGTGGCAGGTCCAGCACAATGACTCCAGATTAAAGTCATCATCGGTACCACCATGAGCTTTAGGAATGATGTGGTCGACACTTGAAGCTTTCGTGGCAATACCGTCTCGCCTGCAGTTCTGACAAAGGTATTTATCCCTCTTCATGATACGGGCCCGTTTAATTTCCCACGGACGACCATAACCACGTTCATGCCGAGTTTTTCCGGGCTGATAGTTACGCCAGCCATCACCGGCGTGTTGCTGCCGATGGATCTCACAGAACCCACTGACATCATTCGTTACTGCCGTGCATCCTTTGTGCCGGCAAGGTCGTTTAGCGCGTGGAGGCATAACTTTTTCCGAAGTTAGTGATAACGCAGTCGTTAACACCGTTTTGTGTTACAGGGATGATGCCAGGGTGAACTTGGGTGAACTTGATGCCATATTCACCCCAATAAAAAGCCCCGCATAAGCGGGGCTGTAGATTCAGAAATATGGTTTTGGCTACTGGTAGGTATATGCGAAATGCCCTTCGATCTGAGATCTGACATCAACAGTTTCGTCTAACTTTAAGGAATCATAGCCCTTAATATGGAAATGAGGCTCATATGCATAAATCGTAATAAATGCATATGACCCTTCATCTCCCGTGAAAATCTCATATTTGACGCGAGAAAGACCGGCACCAACTAACATGTATGTATCCAGAAGCTTCTGGGTATTCATCATCCATTCCTTTTCCTTTAAAAATCCTTATCAGCATACATGAATTCGATGGATGACGACTGCAATGAATTCTTGCAGGCTTCAAAAAAACCTCAATATCAGTAAGTTAATACCCATACAGCCCCCCAAATATGCCAAAAAATAAAGCAGAAAGCAGCCAGGCAAGTGCAGTCTTCTTCATTAGCACTCCGTAAAATGCTATAGACATTGCTAGACACATCGTTATAAAAACTGGCCACATAGTCAATAAAAAAAGCAAATAACCAAAAAACCCACTATTAATAGTTATATTCACCGCTAACTTAACCCTGACGTTCTAAATATGAGCTGTATCGCATGACACCATGCAATCTGTTCTTTCTGGCGAACTATAGCATTATCAAAGCCACTTAGTGAATGCTTGATGCCTTAGCCGCTGAGCTCCGTTAACTGATTTACACCCGCTACGCTTGTTATATCCGGAGTGTTGTCTAAACTATCTAATGACTTTGCTCTGCCACGACAAAGTCCGTCGTTCTACCTGTGAGCTTAGGGATGAGCCACTTCCTGTAGTATCTGGCCTTCCATTTTTTCTCAAAACCAGTAGAAAAACATCCCGCAATCTGACTATACTCCTACATTGGCTGCCCCTGCAGCACCCCGTCAATCTGTCGGATTTACTCCACGGGGTTTTTTATAACCTGAAACTGCTGGACAAAAGACTCCAAGAACTAAGCCCACCAGCAGCACATTTCCAGGATATCCATAAACAGGATACCTAAGAGTTGTTATGTCCTTCGAACATATAAGGCGCGTATGATGATTAGTTATATTCAAACCTGAGCTCATCAAGCCTTAATGGTTTTCTTATAAAAGTATTTTTGCATTAGATAATGAGTATCTGCCCCTCGCACAATGCGCAAAGCATAGGGGAGGATTCATCGTAATCACCATTTCCATCGGTGTAATTATTAACCACCCAAAGAGTGTAATCAATCGTGTCATCTCTGACAAGATTGATATTCCCAGCATTCTGTTCACCTCGTAAAATATACTTACCTTGCTTATCTTTTATACCATGAGAGAGAGTCCCACTCCTTTATTAAAATAATAGATAAAATCTTAAGTCCACCATCTGATACAAGTACTTCCAATGACAGTTTGTCACCTGAAGCTGGATCAGACATTCTTGCATAACATTTTCTAATCACAACCAACCTACTCATTTTTGGGTAGGGTATAAGCAAGGCAGGGACTGAATTCAACAAGAAAATAACCTATCGGGCTATCGCTTTATAATAAGCCTGCCAGCGGTACTTATCCAATCTCAGTTGCCGCAAGCACTGAGTGCTTTCAATATCAGCCTGCAGATCTTCGTCGCTGTCCTTCGCGGCGTCACTTGCTTTGCACGGCGGGCTCATCAAATCCGGGGATGGAGTTGGCAGCATCGATGGCGCGCTGACGCAGCTGCACAGCATCATCATCAAACCTGCATACAATACGATTCGGAGACTGAACATATTTCACCACGTCACGGGTTATTGTTTTGTAGATGACCTTACCCGCTTCGTTAGCAGTAGCGGCCTTTTCCTCTACAGGCTTAATGGTACTCTCGGCCTTCTCTCTCTTCTTTGAAGCTTGAGCATTGATGTGATCAGCGTGAGAACTCCAGCCTGAGCGCCACGAAATCACGTTAGAGGCCAGCAGGATTGTTATAGCGATGATAACGGCGGTTAAGCGACTCATCTTTGCTCCCATAAACAAACTTCACGCTCAACTTCCCTCCGGGTAATAAGTCCTTTCCACTGCTTACCTTTGGCATAGGTCCAGCGGAGCAGTTGATCGCACGCTCCTTTAGGGTCACCCTGGTTGATTTTGCGAAGCAGTGTGGAGGTCTGGAAGTTACCAGTTCCGACGTTATAGGCGAACGAGTACAAAGCCCCACGCATAGTTTCTGGGATCGGTTTTTTGATGTAAGGGTTGATCTGCCTGGCGACGGTATTCAGGTCTTTATTTAGTAGCGCCCGACACTCTGCCTCGGTATAGGTTTTGCCGAGCATGATGTCTTTACCTGTGTGGCCGTAGCAAACCGTCCAGACACCTACCACATCCTGATAAGGGTCGTATCGCACTCCCTCAAGCCCATCATTACCCGTCGGGCCAGTAATGAGTGCAGAGGCAATCGCAAAGGCTCCACCGCCGACTGCAGCAAGAACGCTTTTACGTAGTGTCGGAGACATTATTCACCTCGCACAGCTTTTCGCCGGTCTTCTTTAATTTTGAAATACAGATTCGTCAGGTATGTCAGCAAGCCAAATACCAGACTTCCCAGAACACCAATAGCGGCCCACTGGGATGGGGATACTTTGTCGAGCAATTGCAACATCCAGAACCCCGCGTTACCTGCGGACGTTCCGTAGGCAATACCTGTTGTTAGCTTGTCCATTCGATACATACTCCACCTCCGGATTAACGGGGTGCTTTGTGCGTGTAGGGGGTCAGGCCCATCGGGCTGATTTAACAACGAGCCGTATCGATGATGATTCCCGTGAGCCTGAAATGAAAAAGGCCACGCAAATGCGCAGCCTTTGAATAGATCCGCTGGAAAAGAACAGCCTACGCGTTAACGTGGGCTTGAGGTGAAGTTGTGGTGCCGGGTGCCTCCCGGTAAGCCTTTGGTCAGCCACCATGACTCGCGCATTCGGTTTAGCAATAAAACAATACTGTTTACGCCCCTCCGCTCAGGGGGATTCACCACCCATAAAACTTAACATCTCAATAACGTCTCTTCAATGCCAAACGTCGCTATGACCTAATTTTTCGGCGTAAAGCATCCTTCTGTTCCGCTTCTTATTGCTTTGAGCCTCACTCCGTTGAAGGGGAAAGGAGTTCCTGCAAATGAATCCATCGCCTTCCTTGTTTTGATGATTTATTTGGGCAGATTACGAGCAAAAAAAACCCGCCAGAGAAGCGGGAAGAAAATTGGCAACCAAGGCTGTAACGAAAGGAAGGTGCACCTAATAGTCCGAGCTACCGATTTACCAGGAAGCATTCACTTTTGCCTTTACGTTCTATAAACATAGCAGGGCAACCGCAAAAGTAAACCCACTATGAAATATTCAATATGCTTAGTGACAGTGTGGTGCCGGGTGCCTCCCGGTGAGCATGCCCCAGTCGGCATGGCCCGCGCTGCATTTACAGGTTTCTGTAACTGACTGGTCGCCCCTCCGCATAGGGGGATTCACCACATCAATAATTTAGGATGCAAACAATCAAAGTGTCAATATCTGACCATACCGCCAGCGCCTCTGCCATAATATAAGCCAGCAACAGCCCACTTAAATTGTATGCATTCTGATACTTGAAGCTATTGCAAAGCCCTGACTCAATGCAGTCACCCACTGATATCAGGTAAATACGAGGTAAGTAAAATGCTATCTACTGATAACCAAAGAATTTCAGAGATTTTTGAACGTTTGGCAGAAATAGCAGCTAAAACCGCTGAATTAACAAGCAACCCTAATCTATCCCCTGCTCAAAAGTAGGCAGCATGTGACAGTTACTTTATCGAACATGATCAGTTAACAACCGAAGCCCTAGAGATCTTCAAAAAAATCATTAAAAATCCTCGGTGAATGCTGAAGCATGTGAGATTGCGTATGCAATACGACGATATGACAGGGGTATTGATGCAGCGCATCTCGCGAATACCCCTGTCGTATCGCCGGAAAGCAAAAACCCCGCTCGGGCGGGGTCTTCGTTATATTCAGATTGTCGCTTTTTGTCGCTGCCGAGTGGCGCAGCTCTGCCAAGCATGAAGGGATTATCTAACTTTCTGGCCCATTTTCAATACCAAAAAGTCAACATAGCACTTTTTGCTAATCCGCATGAATCGCCTTATGAACAGAAAGGAAAGCTTTTGCTCTGAATATTTCAAGACACCAGCGCACTCTTTTCCGGGCCTCACTGTCTGTTAACCATGGCGCCACCAGCTGTATTTCCCGTGTTATGTCTGAGATTTTTTTGCGGGTGGTGTAATAGTTAACGCCAACGAGATAAACAGGATCACCCGTTTCAAATATCGCCAGTACACATCGTTCAACAAATTCAACATCATCCTCAGTGATCGCAGCGTCAATGGCCACAGTTGCAGGTTTTGGCCACAAAATGGCATGCGCCCTGCTTAGTGCCTGCCGCCCGCGATAGCCTTCACTCCTTGCCTGCTCAATTGCTGCCGTAAAGCGCTCTAATGCTCTATCTGACCAGTGATCACCCTTCATACCTCGCCAGCATGAATGTCCTGATGGTTTGCGAGGGGCCGCACCTCCTCTCATACCTTCTCCCCATACAGTAAGCAGAGATTTTATCCAGGCGGACTGAATGCCATTAAGGGGAGTGAATCGGCCCAGCCAGCTTTTGCGCGGGGCGGCGGCCACTGTTTCTAATCCTGCACGGTGTAGACGGCGTTGACGTGGTGTCATTCTGTTCTTCTCCTTACTACGCCAGAACGCCGAGCGCGTATGCCCGGTCCAGCAATTTAATAATCAATACCGGCTGGGTGCCGTATTCACGCTCAAAAGCGGCAGGGTCATGGTGCAAAGCACGGTGGTGCTTGCGGCATAATGGGATCGTAAAAATATCGTGGGCCTTGGTGCCTACGCCGCCCTGCCCCCAGCCAATAAGATGATGGGCATCATCTGCAGGCTGCCCACAGCACATACACGGCTGTTTTTTAACCCATGAGATAAAGTCAGCTGATAACCATCGGCTCCGCTTAGGTCTCGCGAATAGTGTCGCCGGTGCAACAGGATCGACGTTCACAGGAACCAGAGGTTTGCCCGGCGTTGTTTTTGCCGTTGGCCTGATTGCTTTTTCGATACGGGGAGAAAGAATGCTGGTGGCCGGTACCGACGGAACGATCTCACTCTCCCTGTAAACAGATTTAATGCCATCGTCTTTAATACGCAGGGATCGGCGCGCCATTTCTTCTGTAATTTCATCGCCAATCCCGGCGCCTACCGCCCACCAGCATAGCTCCGCCAGTGACAATGAGCGCTGCGCGTCCAGACCAAGCGCGATGCGGGCAGTGTCGATTACCCAGTCAGCGTTGTTAACACCTACCAGTTGATCGAGGGTTTGTCCCGTTTGGTTTTTCAGCTCATTATCACAGTGCCAGCATGCGATTATTACACCCGTCGAATGGCGAAACGGGACAAGCTCATGGTGATGGTAATCGGAATGTGCCCACTGACAGTTTTTAACCTGCCGGCGCAACCATAACTCTAAAGCACTAACACCACCAGCCGCAGTGATAACAGCTTTGTTCATGAAAAATGGTCTGAGCCCCATATCATCCCGCAACGGCTGCCGGGCATCAGGAAGACGCCCGCTGGGTATCTTTTTCATGCTTGCCGGCGGTATTTCCACAAGAACTCGGCCGGCACCGAATAACGGCATTAATTCACTACCCGGCTTAAGCAGCACAATTCCAAGATGGCGTGCAATATCCACGTTAAGCAAAGCTCGCATCAGTCCCTCCACATCTTCTGTATGTAGGTCCTGTCAATCCGTGGCGGCTTCTTCGATTCCGGCAACAACACGCGGATCTCCCACGATGCAAAGTCTCTGGATAAGCTCTTCTCAACCACACAGTTATTTTTACGGTATCGATCCACCAGCTCTGTAGCCTCAGCCTCTGAAAGGTGCTAGTGTAAAAACCAACTTTTCTTCATGGCTGATCACCGAACAGTCGCAAAAACTCAATCGCTCTTTCACGCGCGCCGGGTTCTTCAGCGATCATTTCCTGCAGCAGCTGCACGGCGAGCATAGGCTCCTTTCGCCCGACGATGGAAATTCCTCTGGAGACACGGCGAGAGAGTTTTATGAAATTTTTTCTCTCTAACGCACGCAGATGCAACAGGACAGCATTAGACGAGCTAACGCCGAGCATATCGGCCAGCTCAGATAGCGTAGGTGGGTAGCCATGCTGATTGATGTAGGCCACCAGCAGATCGAAAACTTCCTGCTGTCGAAAAGTGAGTTTCGAAGACGAGAGTAAACCGGCGCTCGTTGAAGGAGCACCAGTCAGAGGGGATTTTGATACTTCGGTTGTTTGCGTCATGGCTTCTCTCCGTGACGCAGCAGGTATAGGTTGTTCAGGCCTATGACGGGATTGTAACAGAACCAGGGGGAACCTGGTAACCAACTCCAGACCTAGCCTTTTCAATCATCTGTGAAAAAAGAGAGAGAGTCCCCACTATCTCATCCGGCTGCAAAGGCATAAACGAAACAGTGTCGCCGCGCCGGTACATTAAAGCGCGCTCACACACAGGAAAGGATGTAAGACGAGCAACGATCACCCCATCGTCGCATCTGATAATTGCATAGCCGGTGTTCGGCATTTCTTGTTTTTTACTCACAGCAAAATCCTCAAAATAAACCAGGCAAGCTACTGGACCTCAACTTAATAGAACCAGTCATCAGCGCTTTCCCAGGTGTCCTGCAGGATTTCCTCTACACGTTTTTTATCTCCGTCCATTCCACCAAGCACGGTCAACCCATCGGAGCTGGCCCGACGAATCACAAGACTGCAGTTATTAAAGTTTTGATCCAATCGCCGCAGTAGCTCCTTCTCCAGAGCAGGCACAGCGCCATCCGGCAATTTTTTTTGGCGATCAATTGTGATTTCCACTTTCATAACTAGCTCCTCACGCAAGTACTGTATAAATAAACAGTATACTTGTTAGGTGAAATGTTCAAGCGTTTAATGCCACTTTTCGCTAACCCATGCTCATGTTTAGATTGATCTTTTCTCCACTAAGGACGAAATCCGCTATCACAGGGATACAGTCATTTTTGTAGTGATCAACACCATTGATAAGAAACGTTGCTACCTCTGGCGTACCCCCGAATTTATTAAGATGGTCAGTACACACGTGGCAATGTAAGTATCCCTGCAAAACGAATCATCAATTTTTAAAGGGCCTCTGGCGCTCCAGATTCCGCTCTTGGCACACAGGGGACGTCCAGGGCCCGGGGGTACTCCCCTGCACGCATGGCCCAGATTGACCATTATGATTTTTTATGGTTTTGTGAAGATAAAAATAACGACAGAGCCAAAAAGGCTAAAATTGAAGAGGAGCACTACCATGAGCAACCCAGAAATAAAAAATAAGGGCCATGAACCTCCGGATGGTCTTCCTCGTTATCGTCTCCTGACAGGTAAGGATGACGCTAAATTTTGTCATCGGGTTTCAGAAGCACTGGCGCTTGGTTATCAACTGTATGGTTCCCCCGCCGCGACGTTTAATGGGCAGGATGTGATTGTTGCGCAGGCCATCATATAGCCTGAGGTACAGCAGAATCAGGCTTCGCAGGAATGAGTGGGCTCACAGCGTCCGGAATCTGCCCTGTGCCGTAAATCACCGCAAGGTCTGTCATAAGGTAATTGCATCACGCATCGCGACACCTTTTTTCTTTACGCAGGCCTTCTCTTTCACTGTTTGTCAGAACTGTGGACCGCAGTAATCTCCACTCCGTGCTTTAATCAATGAGAGTGATGTCGGGTGCAAATTAAACTACCTTTCTCAACAGCAAAGGCGAGATAACCCTACCTTCGCAGGGTTTCCGCGCCTGGTAATATGCCATGACAGTCTCTAAGACCGCTTAGAGCGAATAGCGGAAGTTCACAGTTTGACAAAGGTATGATTAAAATAGTGCCTTGTTCAACAACAGGGAACAGGTCAAGAGATATATTCAATTGTTATCCAGGAATTTTTCAAAATATTATATCGAACATCATCTTTTCTTGTTTTTTTTTGTTGTTCATCATTACAAGTGAATCGTGGGATGAAAGAAAAAAAATATATTTATCAAAAACATAAATCTTTCTGAAATTGCTATCCCACCTCAGATTACTGGGCTGACCTAATCTATAGATCAAGTTCGCGTTATACTTTAATGTTAGCAAAATACTAAGATGATTCTTAGGGACGACCTCTTGACGGTAGAGGAAGCGTGCATTGATTTTTACAATCACTACCTTTCGCCCCCAACCTAATCCGCGAATGATGCTTTCTGTACTTGCGCGCCTGTTCTGATACTCGCCGCCAGAGCAATCAAATTGCTGATGCTTTCTGCCTGTTCAATGCGTCTCCTGTCGTCAGCACTACTGTGCATATTTGAGTGATTTCCTCTTAAGGAGAACTAGTTTCATGGGTATAAAAGCGCAGGTGAGTATCGCGCACAAGCTGGGGTTCACATCACACCAGAATGCAGTTCCGCTGTTACGTGAGCTCATCTTGCATAATGAGTCCGAAGAGACATTTCAGGATCTGACGCTGCATCTGCGGACCGCGCCAGCCGTGCTCGAAGATAAAAAATGGAATATCGACCGCCTGCTTCCCGGTACTTCACTGGATATCAGGGATCGGGATGTCAAACTTAATGCCAAATGGCTCGCCGAACTGACCGAAAGCGTACTCTGCGAAGTCACCATAAGTTTGTGCCAGGGTGAGGAAGAAATCTTCATTACTCATTATTCGCTTGAGGCACTTGCGAAAAATGAATGGGGCGGCAGCGCAATGATTGAATTGCTCCCTTCATTTATCATTCCTAATGATCCGGCGGTAGATCGTGTACTCAAGGCAGCCTCTGATGTCCTTCGCCGTGCAGGCAAGAATGACGCTCTTGATGGTTATGAAAGCAAGTCGAGAACTCGTGTCTGGGAAATTACCTCAGCTCTCTGGACTGCTGTCTGCAACCTCAATATCAGTTATGCCCTTCCCCCAGCCAGCTTTGAACGGAATGGCCAGAAAATTCGCACACCAGGCATCATTCTGGAAGGAAAAGTCGCGACCTGTCTGGATACAACCTTATTATTTGCTTCAGCACTGGAACAGATTGGTTTGAATTCACTGCTAATGCTCAGTGAAGGTCATGCGTTTGCTGGCGTCTGGTTACAACCACAGGAATTTTCGCAGCTAGTGACAGAAGACGTCTCTGCGGTGCGCAAACGTGTCGACCTAAAAGAAATGGTCGTATTTGAGACAACTCTCGCGACCAGAGCTCACCCGCCTTCATTTACTCAGGCATCTGATGAAGCGTTAAAGTATCTTAACGAGGATGTTTTTCACGCAGCCATTGATTCGCGTCGCGCGCGGATGCAGAAAATTCGGCCACTGGCTCTGGGTGTCACTCGCCTTGAAGAACAGCCTGATGCTGAGGAGGTTATTTCTCATGGGTTTGAGGACGCACCCTCTCTCCCTGATGTTGACATTGATATTGAAACAGCTGGCGAAAAAGAAGCTGGGGGCCGGCTTGTACAATGGCAACGAAAACTTCTGGACTTAACCACCCGTAACCGCCTGTTACACCTGCCTGAAAGCGCTAAAGGCATTCGTTTGATCTGTGCGAATCCGGGCCATCTTGAAGATAAGCTAGCTGAAGGCAAACGCATTCGCATTGTCCCGCTCCCTGATCTAGAGAGTGGAGGCCGCGATGCCGAACTTTATCAGCAGCTCACAAACGAGAACCTGCGGGAAGAATACGCCCAGATTGCGCTGGAACGCGGTGAAGTCGTCTCCGCAATGGAAAAATACCGCCTCGAGTCATCCCTAATCGACCTCTATCGAAAATCGAAAAGTGATTTGGAGGAAGGTGGTGCCAACACTCTTTTCCTCGCTGTGGGCTTCCTTAAATGGAAAAAATCCGCTGATGATCCCAAAAGTTACTCAGCTCCACTGATACTACTGCCGATTCAGCTTGACCGTAAAAGTGTACTTTCGGGCGTGACCATGCGTTTGCTGGAAGAAGAGCCCCGCTTCAACCTTACTCTGCTTGAACTGCTACATAATGACTTTGCTCTGACAATTAACGGCCTCGATGGCGATCTGCCCACCGATGAAAGTGGTGTTGATGTGGATGGCATCTGGAATATGGTACGGCGTGCTGTGCGCGACATACCCGGTTTCGAAGTCACCCGTGATGTCGTGATTGGCACATTCTCTTTTGCCAAATATCTGATGTGGAAAGATCTAATCGATCGGGCACCTCAGTTGATGCAAAGTGCGCTGGTAAAGTATCTCATCGAACGCGGCCAGGACAATGCCGTTCTGGATAAGAGCGGAGAAGTCATCAACGTTGAGGAACTCGATGACAACGTCAATACGCAGGATCTTTTCCTACCGCTGCCTGCAGATTCCTCGCAAATCGCCGCCGTTGTAGCCTCTGCAAAAGGGAGGGATTTTGTTCTGGATGGCCCCCCCGGTACCGGTAAGTCGCAAACCATAGCCAATATGATCGCGCATAACCTTGCGCTGGGAAGGCGCGTACTTTTTGTTGCTGAGAAGAAAGCGGCACTGGATGTGGTCTATCGCAGGCTTGAGGCTCAGGGACTCGGTGAATTTTGTCTGGAACTGCACTCGAGCAAAACGTCCAAGATGGATTTTCTGAAACAGCTAGAGCGGGCATGGGATGCGCGTGATCTACTGACCACCTCGGAGTGGAAGGAAGAAGCGGCCAAGGTGCAGCACCTGCGAGACAAACTCAATGAGGTTGTCCGTTTGCTCCATCTGCGCTGGCCAAATGGCTTAACGCTCCATCAGGCAATGGGCACGGTTATCAGGGATGCAAGTAGCGCCACGCCGCACTTTAGCTGGCCTGCATCGACTTTGCATTCTTCTTCAGAGATGACTCAGTTCAGAGAGATAGTAAAACGTCTGGAGCTGAACCGTGATACCTGGAAACAGCACGGCGATCATTTTGACCTCATTACGCAGGCTGACTGGACCAATGGGTGGCAGTCTTCTCTCATTGCTGCAGCAAATTCATTGCCTGCAATCATCGATCACCTTGAAAACGCCACCGAGGAATTACTGAAGGCGACGGGAGTTACTCTGGACTCTACTGAGCCCGAGAGACTGTCGCAACTAACTTCATTCTGTGAATTATTGACGGAAGCTTACGGCATTGATCTGAATTTCATGTTCGCACCGGATGCCACAAGCCGTATAGAGTCAGCGAATAAAGCCGTTCACCTCCTGAAAGAGATTGAAGTGACAAAGGCTAATCTGTCAGTTACCTACCCTGGTAACAGCTGGCAGTACGTTAATGCTCCGCAGATCAGAAACGCACTTGACGTCGCTGACAAAAAATTCTGGTTCTTTGCGACCAGTGCCCGCAAGAAAGTCATTGGTGAAGTTATCCGACAATACTCGCTAACGTCAGCTCCCGACTTATCCGTTGATCTCCCCATTGCTGAAACTCTGCAGACATTGCTGCAACGTCTGACCGAGCTTAACTCTGTCACTTTATCCCTGCCGGGATGGGCTGGGCTGGATACCAACGTTGCACAGTTGCAGACCACCCTGGAACTTGCAGAATCTATCCGCAATTCGCTTGGTGGTTTTGCTTCTTCGCCACAGCAGTTGGTCGAGATCCGCACTGCTGTAAAAAATCTGATTATTGATGCCAATGACCTTCTCGGTTCGCAGGGTGTTATCTCCGCCCTGACTCGGAAACTGCGCACAGCAATCGCCAATTTCAATGATGCACAGGTTAGCTTCTGCAATCTGATAAAACCAGCTGAGGACAAACCATCGCTCCCGGCACTGCGTGACTGCGCACTCAATATCCTGCAACATCAGTCTGCTCTTAAAGCCTGGAGTGACTGGAGCCGTGTACGTGAGGAAGCGATTTCACATGGCCTGCAGCCAGTGATCAACGCGCTGATCCATGTTAACTCAGGAGAAATAAGCGCTGCAGAGATTTTTGAAACTGCCTATTGCCGCTGGTTTGCATCGTGGATGATCGATTCAGAGCCGCTGCTGCACAATTTTGTGCCGGCTGAGCACATGAGTGATATTGAGGCTTACCGTGCTCAAACCGATCGTCTGGCCAAACTGACAGTACGCTATATCCGTGCTCGTTTATGTGGCGTCATTCCTGCAAAAAATGAGGTCAGCAAGCAGAGTGGTTTTGCACTGCTTAAACATGAACTACAGAAATCCCGTCGTCATAAACCGGTACGCCAGATGGCAGCCGAAATGGGCGATGCCATGGCCAAACTTGCCCCCTGCATGCTGATGAGTCCGCTTTCAGTCGCCCAGTTCCTGCCCTCCGACCAAGCCTTGTTTGATCTGGTGATTTTCGATGAGGCATCGCAGATTGCCCCGTGGGATGCTATCGGCACCATGGCGCGTGGCAAACAGGTGGTAATCGCCGGTGATCCCCGCCAGATGCCGCCAACCAGCTTCTTTAATCGTGCAGCTAATGACACGGACGATGATACTGAAGAAGATATGGAAAGCATTCTGGATGAGTGTCTTGCTGCCGGCCTGTATAACCACAGCCTGAGCTGGCATTACCGGAGCCGTCATGAAAGCCTGATTACCTTCTCCAACCATCGCTACTATGACAGCAACCTGATTACGTTCCCCGCTTCCGAAACAAAGCAAAGTGCTGTCCAGTGGTGCAAGGTTACAGGCGTCTACTCTAAAGGGAAAGGACGTCATAATCAGGTCGAGGCAGAAGCGATCGTCGCTGAAACGGTGAAGCGACTGACTGATAAAGAGTTCGTTGCATCAGGCAGATCGATAGGCATTATCACGCTGAATACTGAACAGCAAAAGCTAGTCAGCGATCTGCTGGACCGTGCCAGACAGCATCACCCTGAAATTGAACCCTTCTTCCAGTCTGAACTGGAAGAACCTGTTGTGGTTAAAAACCTCGAAACGGTTCAGGGGGATGAACGCGATTTGATCATAATTAGCATCGGGTACGGCCCGACTGAGCCGGGCGCAAATACAATGTCGATGAATTTTGGCCCGCTTAATCGCGAGGGAGGCTGGCGCCGGCTGAATGTTGCCGTCACACGTGCGCGACAGGAAATGATGGTCTTCAGCTCGTTCGATCCTTCCTTCATCGACCTTAATCGGACCAGCGCCCGCGCGGTTGCTGACCTCAAACACTTTATTGAGTTTGCCCAGCGCGGCCCTGAAGCTCTTTCTCAGGCAGTACGTGGGTCTGTAGGCGGTTATGACTCACCGTTTGAAGAGGCAGTAGCAAATGGTCTGAGGAGAAAAGGCTGGCATGTTGTCCCGCAAATTGGCGTATCCCGTTTCCGTATTGATTTGGGGATCGTTCATCCGGATAAGCCTGGCGACTATCTTGTCGGTGTTGAATGTGACGGTGCCACTTACCATAGCGCAGCAACAGCACGCGATCGCGATAAAGTCCGCAGCGCTATCCTACAGGGCCTGGGCTGGAAATTACTGCGCCTCTGGTCAACTGAATGGTGGATTGATAAAGAAGGTGCACTCGACAGGCTGGATACAGCAATAAATCGCCTGCTGGAGGAATCCAGAGCAGCGGAAGCCGCACTGATTGCTGAAGCAGAAAAACAAAAGCAGATTACGCCAGTCATCGGTCACGTAACCAATGATGCCAGTGAAGACATACTGGTATCTGAAATTACACCTGTCGCTAATGATGAAGAAATATCCACGTCAGTAAACCCTATCATCACGCCTCCCGCCGAAGTAAGCGAAGATGATGGTGGCACTGAGTTGAAGTATGCATCTACAGCTTCTCAGAATAACAACAAGCCAGCGCATGCCGGTAAGTATGTCGTTAACGATCTTCAGGAATGGCACGACAGGACAGATGCAGAACAATTCTATATCGCTGAATATGATGAGACACTTAAAACCCTCATTGAAGCGGTGGTAACAAGTGAATCACCCGTTCTGGATACAACGCTTGTGCAACGCATCGCACGTATACACGGCTTCACTCGCGCTGGCAGACTGATACGTGAACGCGTAATGGAAATTGTGGATCAACACTATCACCTTGCAGCCGATCACTCAGGTGAAAACTTCGTCTGGCTGTCCGCTGAGCAACGTGCTGACTGGAATGCGTTTCGTTTGCCTGCCACGGATAACGACATTCGCCAGGTTGACGCGATCCCTAGTGAGGAATTACGCGCACTGGCGCTGAGTATTAAAGGTGACAATAAGATACAGGAAATGACCCGCTCGCTTGGAATTAAGCGCCTGACCAGTCAGGCAAAAAAAAGGATTGAATCAATACTTAATGTTGTTTGAAGGTCAACCGTGTGGAAAACCACTTTTAGAGACTAATAGTCTGAAATATAGAGTCTTAATCGACCATTTTGAGACCGGATGTATTAAAGTCGATTTCTGACACCTCTTCTCGTGGTTTTCCACATCACCAACATCGACCAGTTGGGCGTAATTAAGGAGTACTGACCTGCTCCCCGTTGATTAATACACCGTGATGTTAGTAATGTCTTCATAAGCCACATGAGGACATCCCCATGAAG